TAACTGGTCATAGGACTCATCTGTTAGCCCGTCGTTGTTCCAAAACTCTTGACTAAGAGCTTCAAAATTTAGACCAGCTTGTTCCACAGCTTCACGAGCGACCTCTTCAGATGCCTCTTCATTACTATCCGAAACACTCTCGCTCTCAGTTGATTGGCGTGATTTTGTGTATTCTGACTGTAATTCAGCATAGGCTTTTTCTAGTTCCTCGTATGAATCAAATTTACCTAATATTTTTTCTTCACCAGAAGAAGGTGACTGCGCCTCGTCTTGAAGCGCAGCCTGTTCTTCCAATGATGGATTATTTTCTTGGGGGTCAACATTAACCGTTTCCGTAGCCATCATTTAATCCTTGTTGTGCCACTTTCATAGCTTCGGGAGTGGCTTTCTCAGCCATACGTCCCATCGTTTCATTCATCATCATTTGCTGTTGAGCTTCGGCCTGTGCCTGTTGCTCTGCCATGATATCTTCTTCTGTCTTGACCAGACCATCCATATCAATGCCCAAGGCTGTACCAATACGGGTGATGTAATCCCCAACATTCATATATTGTGCTACGGCCTCTGCCCCGATGGGCTGTAGAGCCTGTAAAAATGCATTATATTTGTTGAGGTCATGACCACGACCTAGAGCTTCCAATCCAGTAACAATAGCCGGCCTTACGATACCCTTCGGTAATTCAGGTAATCTCTTGGCCTTTGTCATCCTGTCCATTAGACGGTTTACTAATGGGAGCTGGAACTCTTGCGATAAAATAGAATAGACACCACCAAGGGCATCTTCTAGTTCCTTAGCCATGAAGCGTACTTCTTCGGCAGTCACACGTTCACCTGAACGCTGGACAGCACTATTCATTAGGAAGGCATAAGATAGACGCTCAGTGATTGAGCGTACAGTATCGTAGGCTACCCTCATGTCTGCATACTTCTGAGTTTGTAGTACAGACACCTCATTAGAGTTACCAGCAACAATAGCGCAGTTCTCGGCCTGAGCAATGTCACGCATCCTAGTAGTACCATTAGGGTTAACCATGAATAGTACTTTAGCTGATGCGGCAGATGCCTCTACAATCGCCTTAGAAAGCCCCTCAAGGCTGATAAGGTCTCCGAGGTACTCTTCAACGTAGGAACGTCCGTAGTCCTCACCGTCGATCCTAGTCCACCGGAGGGGTAACATAGGTGACTTATCAAGAGGCCAGCTACCAGCAGAACCTGGAATTACTTGTCCCTTGAGTTCTTGGTATAGACGCCATCTATTACCATCTAGATAAAAATGGGTATAGAGAGCTACTTTGTCTTTGTAGCTTTCTTTAACATCGCTATTCAGGTCACTACCTAAAAGCTCTAGTTCTTTTTCTTCTAATACAGCAGGGGAGATTTCTTCTTTGGTAATGATTTCTAGAACATTACCGTAGGGATCACGTTTCACGACATAGCTATCTAGTCGGAATACACGGATGCCACCAGACTTAGGGAGATAAACTAGGACATTACCAGCAACAATAAGGTGCTTCAGTGCCTCAAAGATGGGAGAGCGTAGACCTGATGTTTCAATCTCAGTCATTACTGACCGTTCAATCTGGTTCAATGCTTCTTCAACTTTAGCACGGGCATTATCTTGCCCAGTAAGTTCTACTAGTGTCTGGTCGTCTACTTGAAGACGAAAGAAAGGGGAATTGGGGGGCAGGAGGGAGAGCAGAAGTTTTGAGGCTAGGTTATTTACACCCCTAGCCCCAATACCTTGATAAGGAGTTCTGTATTCTGTAGCCGAGCTATGACCGCTAGGAGGAACTAAAGTTGGTATAGTTACCTCAGAGCAATCTCTAGCTCGGTTAAGAAACATTTCTCGCTCAACGGCAAGCTGCTCGTACCGTCCTGCACAGGTCTTACCGTTGTGCATAATTTTAGACTCCTACGCCACCTGTTGAGCTACCGCTTTGACCGCCAGTGATTGACAAGCCAGAACTGCGATAAGGTTTAGTGCCACCTTTTTTACCACTCTTATTACGCTTTGCCCGTTCCTCATCAGCAGTAACTGCCTCTGTGGGTGCGCCCTGATCCAATACTGGAGGAGGAGGTGGTGGAGGAGGTGGAGGTGGTGGAGGAGCTGGTGCTTTGTTAGACATACACATCACATATTCTCCAGAATATTTTCATTTTGTTGATTGTGAACCGCCCTGAGATGACGGGCTACCGAAGCAGCCCCAGCTTTGAACCAAACTGTCTTTTCATCATCTTCAAGTGTTGGGCAGCGGTCTGGAAACATCCGTTCGACATAATCGAGCAGAGGTTCGTCTACTACTGGTAACTTAGACACCACATGAGCCTCCTGTGCCACTTATGTCACAGATGTCGTGGGTCTCAATACCTTCTTCAAACTCAGTACCAAGCTTATCCACTGCTTCGCTGTACGGGACAGAGACCAAGGGTTGGCCTCCTCTCGCACCATCGGGATAGACTGTGAAGCCTCTGAGCCTGTGGGCATAGGATGCCAGAGTGTTAGCAAAATCATCTACTGTATCCTCGTTGTTTAGTTTACTGCCCCAAGAGGGGAGATTGATTGTTGAAGAGATAGACATATCGACATAGTCTTGTACGTCAGCTTGGAACATCATACGACGCTCGTAATCCTCAGCTAAGTCTAGAGATGACTCAATCTTATGTGGGTCAGCTCCATACATATCAATCAGCTCCTGAGCAGCCGAGTCTACAACATACTGGTAGTGCCAGCGATTTTGCCCTTTTAGATATCTACGTTTATAGGCGACAGCAAAGATAGGTTCTACGCCTGTAGAAGTCCCAGCAAGAATACCAATAGAACCAGTAGGAGCAATCGCCCTGTTTGCAACTGGACGGGATACAGATAGATGATCTGCAAATTGTCTACTAGTTTTATCAGACTGTCCTTTATATATAGATAGCCATTGGTGAAGCTCGGGGGTAACTTCATATCTGTAACCTTTCTTGATTAACCATTCATGCATACCCATCAAGCCTAAGCCTAGACGACGGTTCTTTTCCCTTGTCTCATAGACAGCACGGTACGGGAGTTTAGCTTGCAGTGTCCCACAAATCAGAAACTTGGTTGCAAGGTCTACGATACTTCTAAATTCTTTAATATCATCGACGCGACCTAAGTTGATGCTTCCAAGATTACATACATCTGAGTCATCGGCTGAAGTAACCTCTGTACAGGCGTTCCTGAGAGTTTCGTTTTCTTTATCAAAAAAGTTGAAACTGAAACCTGGCTCTGCTGATTTTAAGGCTTGACGCACGTTTTCTTTGAATACGTCACCAACATCACCAGTTTCCCAATAGCCCAATAGCCAGTCAGTGTCATAGTTTACACTGATGTTGGTCATATCCAACGGGGCAGGGAAGTTGAAGTCTTCTTGCTTAATATCCCATAGGGATTTACCTGTGCTACCCACAGGCATTGATTGCCAGTCTTTTGCTTTCAGAAAGTCCTGAATGTCACCATGCTTCCAATTAAAGGATGCATAGATAGCTGACCGACGGCTACCGCCCTGCATTACCCGACGACCAATCTCATTGATCATGTTCATCTTGGTAACAGAGCCAGAAGCTTGCCCACCAGTCCTACTGATGGTTGCTCCTGCCGGACGGTACACACTGTAATCGACACCAATGCCACCACCAGTCATAAGGCAGCTTTCAGCTTTCCATGACAGGTTAGCCCAGTCCTCACGGGTATCCTCTTCTGCTTTCAATAGATAGCAGTTATTGAAGAACTTGTTAGGACGCCCAGCGTAATATAGATATCTACCACCAGGTATGAACTTGAGTTCTGTGATGTATTGTTGAAGTTGCGACATATCGGTCACAGACATATGATCGGAACATACGTCCTTCACTAGCGTCTTAGCTAGGTCTGCCCATGTCTCACAACCGTCGTGTGCGTATTTGTGATTGAAGATGTCCTCACTGAATTTAGATCGGAACATCGGATTGTTTTTAGATTTGAATGCCATTATTCTACCAAGTCTTCTAAGTATGGGGGTTTATAGTTCTTGCCTTTGAGGACTTTGCCATCCTCACGCTTCACTGGTTTCCCATCCTCAAGTTTGGACATATTACTGTCATGGACTCGGTTGAATGCTGGCTGTATAGGAAGGTCAAAGGCATCAGCAAAGCCCGAAACAACGTACTGCACATCAGCTAGTTCTTTCAGTAAGTGGGCTTTCTCAGATGTAGCGACTGTCTCATTATTATTTAGCCGCATACATATATGATCGGATGCCTCTTTTAATTCGAGTACTTCCTCTTGTATCAATGTCATTCGCATATGAATGAAATCGATTAGTTCTTTTGCGGTAAGCTCCTTGGTGTTGAAGCTTACCTGACGTTTCATTTCCATAGCCTTATGAAACGAGGCTACTTTATTTTCACGGCTAACATCTCTCATTACCAATTAACCCCCTTAGTCTTTTTCATCAGACGTATCATCTCTGCCAGATACCATTGCGCTTTTTCAGCGTCTTCAATGGGGTTATTCTTGTTCCAAAGCCGTGAGCCTGTGTATTTCAGAATTTGAGCATGGGCAGTGTGCATAGCTATAAAATCGCCTTGCACATCGAGTATATAGTCCCATGTTTCGATTGAGCCGTTTGTGTAATGACTAGGGCTGTTTACTTTATCTTCCATTGGGTCTCCAGAGTTTTACCTTTTGTGCCTCCAAGTCGTACTCACCATATCTAAGGATACGGGCAAGTTGCGCTTGGTGTACGGCATCCCCTTCTGACAGCCCTGCTTTTTCGTAAGTCTTGACGACAGCTTCCCATGTAGGGTCTTCGTCAAGAATAGCAGTAGCTCTCTTCTCACCGATACCCTTACAACCAGGGTAGTTATCGGCTTGGTCGCCAGTGAGGACTTGTTTAAGAAAGAAGTAGTCAGCCTCTTCAGGCGTTACTTCGACGATTTCATCGTCAATAAGATGCCGACCTGGAATTTGCATTAAATCCTTGTCGATACTATAGATGACACACTCTTCAAAAAGAGGTTCGTATGTACCACACAGACCTAGTACATCATCAGCCTCTAGCCGAGGGTAGATAAGTGTCCTGTATTTCTGTTGGCAGTAGTCTCTGAGCAAAGGCAGAAGCATAGGCTTTCTGGTCTTAGCTCTATTAGCCTTATAATTAGCATCTAGCTCTTTACGGAAGTTCACCTTATCAGAGAAAGCTACAACGACATCTGCACACCCTGACTTCTCATGCAGGGTAGACATCATGTCATTGAATTTAGCTTTAGTGTCTGACTCAGACGCCCAGAGTATCCAAGTGTCTTCGTCGTACTTTGTAGGGTGTTCCAGAGAAGCAGATGCTTGAAAGGCTACAATATCTCCATCAATCAGGAGCGTATTTTTAGCCATATCTTCTCCTAGTGTGTCTCAGCCCAGTTAGCACCGATGTTATATTCACCAGTTAATGGGACTTGGACGTTGAAGTGTTGACCAGCTTTGGCAATGCAGTCCACGATGAGCTGACCACATTCTTCTGCAATCATTGCATCACAGTCGAATTGTAATTCATCATGTATCCATGCCACTTGCTGACATCTGTCTTGCCACCCTCTGGAGCGTAGTTCTTTGTCTACCTCCACAAGCCACTGCTTACAGACCAGCGCACCAGCCGACTGTAATAAAGTGTTGAGAGCAGCGTGAGTAGACCGTATGTGTAACTGTCTACCATCGAGACCAAGCAGATAACCTTTATCACCAGCTTGTGCCTTTACTTGTTTTACCAGACGCTCTAACGCTGGGACTTTCTCGAAGAACTTCTTCTTGATTTCGCGGCCAGCCGTCGCACCCTTGCCGATAATAGAGCCAATCTTAGCGTCGCCAGCACCGTAGAGAAACGCATAGATAAAAGTCTTTGCATCATTCCTTGTTGGCAGTTCGGCTGCGGTCTGGTTAGCGGTGTGAATATCTCCATCCACTACCTCCTTTGCATATGCACCATTGTCAAACCGCCACATCTCGTTTGCCAACATTCGCAGCTCGAGGCCAGATACGTCAGCACCGATGAGTACACGGTGTTTGGATGCAGTCCAGCATGACCTACACTCTTTGCCATAAGGGACATAGACAGCAGGGGTCTGGGCTACATTGGGTGACCGATGCGTAGCTCGACCTGTGACAGCACCATTGGTGATGACCTGACCGTAGATACGTCCGGACTTAACTCTCTTGAGCCAGCCGTTAGCACCCTCAGCCACTTGACCGATACGCTTTTGCACCATTAGGTATTCGCTCAGGAGCTTCGCTTCAGGATAAGGTAAGCTAGACAATACACGTTCATCTACCTTTGCTCGTCCGTCTTCAGTGAACTCCTTGGGCTTCCATCCGTGGATAGCCTTGAGCCTAGACTCGATGTGCATCCTAGAACCAGGATTGAACACCACAGTCTTCTTCTTCATGATGGGTACGCCTTTGACGTAACCACGGGACTTATTGTTTACCTTGGGTGTAAAGAGACCCAGCTCTTCTTCCCACGGAGGGAATGTGTCCTGTAGTTCTGCCTCGAGTTCTGCACGACGTTTATCCAACGTCTTCTTGAGATGTAACGCTGCGTCCTCGTCGAAAGGAAAACCACAACGCTCCTGCTCTGCAATAACCCACTTGACCTGATGTTCAAGTTCGGTAGCGACAGGAGATACATCTTTAGACTCGATAAGCTTCCACAGCCTGTCGGTGACCTCCACATCCTGTTCGCAGTAATCCTGCATAACCTGAGACCATTCTGACCAACCGCCATCATAGTCACCTTTGAAACACTTGAGCCTATGCCCCCATGCCTCTAGACGGTGCTTACCAATCAACTTTTTTGGAAAGCTCTCATCAGTGGCTACTAAACGATAATCTCGGTCACTGAGATCAGGGTAGAGTAACAGGGACATAACTAGAGTGTCTCTAACCTGTGATTTTCGGATTCGAAACCACGGATACACCTTCTTGATTGCTGGTATATCAAAGCTGATGACGTTGTGGCCTACAATAAGGTCAGCTTCCATCAGCATCTTGACACCAGTTTCCACCTCAGAAGGTGCAAAACTATAAGTCTGTTCGGTGTCTATATCTTTTAGGCAGAGGCAGTGGATACGATCCAGCTCGTCCAGTAGTCCATTGCTTTCAAGGTCGAATACTAATCGCATCCACTTCTCCTACGTCAATTAACTTGCAAGGTGGTAACGGTAATACTTCTGACCAGTTACTGGGTGGTACTGAACCTTATGTTCAATATTATGACCAGCACTGCGAAGCTCTGAAATGCGAGTAGCAAGCTTATGGATGCTATAATCGTTCATAGCTTCCCGTACTGAAATTGACCCTGCTGTACGCATATGTTTTAGGATTTTATCGTGTTGTGTCATACCGTTCCTTTTCTTCCATCCGTTATGCTCTAGTGACTGGGCTTGTGTATTGAAGAAGTGGTGAAGCTCTTCCCAAGCTGGATTTTTTACTGCTATCAAGGCTGTCATTTCAGCCATCTCAAAGATTTCATCATCAGTAGATATCTCCATCTTGGAATGCCTCCGTTGTCACTTCTGTCAATCTGCCTGTTTGCTCGTCATATCTGAGCTGACAGCACTCACCAGTGATACCACTGAAGCGGTTCTTCAAAATGCGAACTGTAGTTATGTTACGGTTCTCACCTTGCTGGTCTCTTTCAAGACCAATGACCACATCAGAAGTTTGAGCTATTGATTGAGAGCCACGGAGATGACTAAGGCTAGTCGTAACTCCATTCTCGTGGCCTTTGTTACCCTCAAGGCGACGCAGATGCGCTACCATGAGAAGACCTACGCCTGTCTCTTCGACAAGTGAGCGTAGTTTTGTGACCATGATATCGAGTGCCTTCCGGTCATCGACATCTAGTCCTGCGATAGCAATCGAGATGTGGTCAAAGATAATAAAGTCACATCCTAAACCCACAGCCATATATCTGAGCTTCTCTATAAGCACATCGGGGTCAGTAGACCCAAAGCTGTCGTATAGGTGCAACCTGTTACCTTTAGTCACCGCATCAAACGATTTACGCAGTTCGCCTTCGTCTACCGTTGAGTCAACATGAAGGACTTTGTTCATATGGATACCGAGCATACCCTGCATCGTGCGACGCAGACCTTCCTCGAGCATCATCATGCCCACAGTCATGTCTTTATTCATCAGTAGGTCGTAGGCTATCTCTCGGACAAACGCTGATTTACCAACGCCCGTCCCAGCAGTTATAGTTGTTAGCTCCCGAAGCCCT